GCCACCATATCTACCCGGTCTTGTTGAGCCATCGAGACGCGCCACCCTTGTGCAAGGATAGCGGCGGCAGCAATGTACTCACCAATCAGCCCGGTTGTTGTTTCGCTCATTTAAGCCCTATGGCTCCAGCCGTTGACACCATCACAGCAATAAACAAACCTACCACAACAACCACCAACGCGAAAATAGCCAAACCTATTTTTACGTTTTCTAACATTTCGTCGTGCTGCAATTGAGCCTGACGGCGAGCCTCTGCTTGAGCCTCTTTTGCCTCCCTGATGCGCTTGGCGCGCTCATCCAGAATAGATTGCCACGTCCCTGCACCAAACCTGTGGTCTGTCAGGCGGCGCACCTCAGCGACGTGTTCAGCAGCGATTTTCGCGTCAATCATTTCCTTGGCTACGGACTGAACGCCGAATTGGTCAGCCAGCCCGACGCCAGCCTTTTTGTTACTGGCTGCCTGAACCTGAGCCTGCCCATTCAGAAGCGCGTCTATGTCATTTGCAATAGCGCCGATATCTTTGGCCGTGCCTAGTGCAGATTTGATGCCATCCACGCTAGCCTTCACCAACGCTATACCGGCCAAGGCGGTGCTTATTGGTTCCATTAGGACAGCATCCCCTTTCTAAGCGGCTTACACTTCCAGCTAATCGGCATCAGGCCGTGAGCCATTTCGCCAATGTCTCTTGCCATCTCCATAGCGCGTTCTCGGCAGGCTTCTTGTGTGGAGTAAACCGGCCCGCGAGTGTCGTGAAATTCGATGCAATCGGTGGGGTTTGCTATTGCACAGGCTAATACAATTGCCTTAAACATCAGGGAGCGCGGCTGAGTACCTTGTCGAGCTTATCTTCGACACGGTGCAAAGCGTCCATTACGTTACGCATGTCGGAGCGCACATCGTCCTTTGTGGCGTATTCCTCGCGGGTCTTGTTCAGCAAAATGTTGAGCCGCTTTTGCTCTTTGCTGGTCTCGCTTAAAAACCACGCAAGTCCAGCCACAACCAGACCAATGAGTGTGTCGATAAGGCTGGTCATTTGCATTATTAGTCTTCCTTGTCACCGTCTGTATTCACAGAAGAAATAAGCGCATTTGTCATAGCGTTTAAGGCTGCTTGGATTTGGTCAGCTTGGAACCTCAACTGAGCCTGCTTTGCTTGCAAGTCACGGATTTGGGCAATGAAATATTTGGCGTCATCAGCCAGAGTGGCCTCGTCATATTCTTCGCCGTTAATCGTGACTACGTTTGATGCTGTTTCGTTCATTACGCAGTATACCCTTGACCAGCAGTAATAGCCGCATTAGCCGCAGTCATATCCTCTGTAGTCCAGAAGTCCTTAGCAACCATAATCTCAAGATGCTCAACATTCCTGTTTACACAGTCCTGCTTATCTGCTGCATCATCGCCTGCCATAGCCTCGCCAGCAATGATAGCATTGATGAGGTCAACGCTGTGACCCATTGCTGTGTAGTGCTGTGCGATTTGTTCTGCTGTTAGTTCGTCCATTAGTTTGTCTCCAGTGCTACAATGCGTGTTTCTAATTGGTCAATCTTTGTTAGTGCTTCCTGCAACGCTGCTGTTAGCAGTGGCACAAGTTTGCTATAATCCATCTGCATATAAACAGGGTTGCCATTTGCATCAACCTCGTCTTGTGTGCCAGATGCCGCCATTGGCACAACACTTTGCGCCTCGTGTGCAAGAAAACCGTCTTGGTCAGCAGTATCACGGCTCTCATTAATCCAACTATACCGTTTTGGTTTTAGAAGTTTAAGGCGAGTAACGGCATCCGTTATGTCTGCAATATTTTCTTTCAACCGTGCATCTGAAGTCGTGTTGTATTGAATAGAGGCATCATTTACACGCACTATGGAACCAACATCACCAGTGTCGCCGTTATTTCTAAAGCGAACTTGATTAAAATACCCGCTAGTTCCAGCGTTATTAAAAGTAACTAGTGGAGTTGAATTTTCTCTTAACTTTAATCGTGCGCCACCATTATTATCATCGCCCATAGCAAAAAAGCCGCTACTATCACACCACAATCTAGGATTACCATCGCCATCCGACAGCACGATGTAGTTGCTGGATGTGCGGATGTCTAGGCCGCCTTGGTTGCCGTTGTAGCCGCCAATGATGGTGTTCTTTGCGCCAGTGGTTACATAGTAACCAGCACCCAAAGCACTAGCATTAACTCCAAAAAAGTTGTTTGCCGTTCCTGTAGTTACTGATGCGCCAGCACTCCTACCAACAAAACATCCGTATTGAGCAGTCGTTACATTGTATCCCGCTATGTAACCTACAGCCGTTATTGCCCTTGCTGTTGTGCTTAAATATCCCGCTTGATTGCCGATTAAAGTGTTTTCATAGCCTGTGGTGTTTGTATACCCCGCCTGATAACCCACAGCAGTGTTGCTGTCGGCGGTGGTGTTGAAACGCAGAGATTGACTGCCTAAAGCAACATTATAATTGCCAGTTGTGTTTGCGTATCCAGAGGTTGTTCCAGCAAAAAGGTTATTGTTGCCTGTGGTTGTGTTTGAACCAGCACCCCATCCTAAACCAGTATTAGATGATGCTGTTGATAAGTTTAGGGCATTGTATCCAAAAGCAGAATTGTAGTATCCAGAAACATTAGAATATAACGCTCCGGCACCTACAGAGGCGTTTTGTTCTCCGATTGTATTACTATACCCCGCCTGATACCCCACAGCAGTGTTGCCTGTAGCGGTGGTGTTGGAGTAGAGGGCAGAACGACCCAACGCTGTATTGCTAGACCCTGTGTTGTTGCTCAAGGCTTCTGTGCCGACAGCAACCATATCGTTACTCGTTGTATTACTATATCCCGCTTGCCAACCAATAGCTACATTGCTTATGCCAGTCGTATTACTATACCCAGCTTGATACCCCAAGGCAGTGTTGTAGGATGCGGTGGTGTTTGAACGGAGTGCTTGATAACCAAGTGAAGAATTACTTGTGCCAGTGGTGTTTGCATATAACGACTGAAAACCAACTGAAGCGTTGTTTGATGCTGTGTTAAATAGTAAAGCAGCCTGACCAACAGCAGTATTATTGCTACCTGTTGTATTAACATTAAGAGCGGCAGAGCCGATTGCTGTGTTAGCTGCACCAGATGTATTTGCAGGTAAAGAGGCTCTACCTATAGCTGTGTTGTCTGCACCACTTAAAGAACCACTACCAAGTGCCAAATCACCCAACGCCACGTTGTTTGTGCCAACAGGATAGTTACCATCCAGCTTGATTGTGCCGCCGTCAACGTCCAAGTTACCATTGATGTCAACTTTACCTGTTCCATTAGGGTCTAGGATAATATCACCGTTCGTGTCGGTGCTTGAGATGGTGTTGCCATCCATCTTTAGGTTATCAACCGCCAGCGCATTGATGGCCTCAGTGCCGTCAGCAAAGTCCTTTAGATGGCTCATCTGTTCGCGGATAGCGTTGTTGACGTTTGACGGCAACATTCCTTCCGCCACAGAAATTCCACCTACATCCAGATTCCCAGATGCGGTTGAATCATAATCTACCAGTTTATCTTTTGCCATTCTGTTCTCCTAAAGGCGACTGCCTTATTTATAGCATAAATCTAGCGCACGCGCACCGCACGACCGTCAGATGTCTTGGCAAACGTCACAGGGTTGCCCTGACGATCCGTCACAGTCTCATACCCGACGATGTTGCCGCCAGCCGCCATATCTTCGATTGAGCTGGCTTGGGCGGGGCTGATGGGGTTTATGGCACTGGTAATCTGAGGCCCAACTTGCTGGCCTGTCGAATAAAGCAGGCCACGCGGAACCGCGCCACTTGTGGCTCTGCTAACTCCGCCAGCCACCCTAGACGCAAGCGAAGGCATCCTTGGCTGTTGAGGCAAAACAGGCCCGCGAGCCAACGCGCGACCGCCAAGCCCTCTTGCCTGCTGTACCCTGCTAATTGCTGCGGCACGCGCCGCTGGGTCAGTCGAAAACAGCAACTCACCGAGCTGCTTACTTGTGCGTGGGCCGATACCCATCGCGGCAGATTCCAGCATTGGCCCAACGCTTTGAGCAATGCCACCAACCAACCCGCCTTGCTTTGCCCCCTCAACAGCCCTTCTCGCCATTGTTAGGTCTTCAGCAGCAGCCTTAGCTGACTCCGCTGACGTCTGGAATGTCTGAGACCCGCCTATTGTGCGATTGCGTGTGGCGGCCATCTGGCTCTCTTTTGCCAAAGCCTCCTCAAGCGGCGCAATATTTTCGGCTGGAAACGCCTCTTTTAGTTGCCTCAGTTGACGTTGGTTGCCCGCAATCCGAGACGCAAAGTCAGCACCGCTCTTGGCACCCTCAATGTCGTCTCTTATTGATTGAGCCATCCCTGTGCGGAAGTTGTGCATTTCGTCTGCGCCAAAACCTTTTGTCGCGTCTGAAATTTCGCCCTCGCTTCTCATCGTCTTAAATTTACGGCCAAGATCTAAAGCACTTTGCCGAGCTGACGCGTCTGCATACATACTGCGCGCTGCGGCAAAAGCTGGGTTTGCATCATCAAGAATATCAACAAACTCATTTCTGGTGTCTTTAATAGCCTTACCCATTTGCGTGTCGGCAGTCATATAAGCGCGGTTAATTTTTTTATTTAGGGCGCGCTGTATGTAGTCCAAACCGTTCATGTCTATATTGTCTATGGTTGTGCCAGAAAAGGGCTTGTTTTCCTCTGCTGCTAATCTTTTTGCCTGACCAATAATATTTGTCATAGATGGCCGGTCAAATATAGGTTTTAGTTTAGCGCGAAGGCCACTGGTGACTTGAAAAGAATTAGACGCCTTATAAGCGTCTGCTGCCTTTGCGCCTTTAATTTGGTCAATCACAGATTTAGCCTCAAGCGCTGTCTGGCGAGGAACACCAGCGGCGATCAGGTCTTGCTCAATACGCTTTGCAGCGCCTTCTACAGCGTCATCACCGAACTGCCTAACGTCAAGATTTTTTGCCATTTCAGCCCCCTTGCCCGGTGACTGAGCCACAAGACGCGCAAGTGACTGCACGCCCCTGCTGCTAATGTCTGCAAGAGCCATTGGCTTAGGGTCTTTTTTAAGAGCCTCTAGGGCATCTCCGGTTATGCCAGCGTCTTTGAGCCTTCTGGCAACCATTCGGGCAGCGCGAACACTAGGCTCCGCAATGCCAGCCTCAGTCAGGCGTCCAGCGGTTCTAACTATTGGCGCTGCAATCTTTCCAGCTACCGGCACGGCAGCAGCAGCGACAGGCGCTAAAACAGCGCCAGCGACGCCGTATTCCCCAGCTTTCCCTATTCTACTTTCAGCGTCTGTGCCTGCGCCCGCGCCTGCAATTCCGCCCATACCAGCGCCCGCGCCAGATGTTCTCATTAGCTTTGACAGCAGGCTTGCGCCCTTTGCTGCCTGACCTATGGCCGCGCCGGGTACTAAGACGCCACCAGCTATCTCAGACGCAATAGCGGCGGCAGGGTTTTTACGGCGGAACGCCTCCTCAAGTAGGCGCTGCCTTGAAAGCTCTTTCCGGTAATCCTTGCCCGCTGCGTCGTCAGTGAAACTGCCGATAAACGACTTTGGCTCGGACAGTGCGGCAACAATTTCATCGCGGAAATTAAACAACATGCCTGTCATAAAGGCACGGCCACTGCCGTCAATAGCGTCCTGAATAACAGCCTGATCGACAAACTCATTTTGCTCTTTTGGGGAGAGCTTGAAGAAGTTGTCGTCTACCTCGATTCTGCCAAGGTCTTTGATCTCAATCATTGCCATTATCTTATAACGCTCCAAGTATTGCCGCCGGTTGTGGTGTTACCGCTTGCCGCCGGAGCGCCAGACCCTGCTTGACCGCCGTCTAGCTTACTCCAGTCAAAGCCGCTGTATGGGGTTAAAGTCATTTTTTGAGATTTAACGACTGGCTGATTGTTGTAGAAATTTACATTGTTTACATATTGATCGTAAAATGCGTCTCTAAATTGTTTTAATCGCGGCAAGGCAATTTCTTTTCTTAGGTTGTCAAAACTGCCAGCCAAAACTTGACGTGCCATTTCCTGCTCAAACTCTGTCATAACGCCGGGGCCGAATAGCTCAAGTCGGGCAGCTCCAACCAACTGGGTAAGCGTCCCCTCTTGCAGCGCGTCGATGACTTCCTGCTCTGAATAGTCACTGCTGCTTGAAAAGTTTTTAATTTTAGTCGAAATTCTCTTTTTTAACCTGTCAAAATAACCTTGCGAACCTGACTCAATTTGAGTGGCAAATCTATCAATTATTTTTAAGGTTCTCTCTGGAGCCAATATCTCGTCTTTTTTGTGCTTTTGAACCGCTTTGTAATCAAGGGTTGTGTATGGGTCTACAATTGTAAGTTTTGATGGGTCTAGCTTTTTGTCTGTGCTTGCCGCACCAGCCTCGTACAGTGAACCATCTTTGCCTAAAACAGCTTGGATAATTCTTCCGTCTTCAGTCATGTACCGGCCAGCCTCTGATTTGATTTCGACAGACGTAGTGGCTCCAGCACCACCGCTAAGTCTTTCAACTCGGCCATCAGGATAAACGCGATAAATGTCTTTTCCGGCGACTTGTATCTTTGGTGCCTGAGCCGCCTTCTGCGCCGCAATGCGATCCTCAGCGGCCTGATAACCACCCATAGCGCCAGCGCCCATACGCCCCAGAACCTGACCGAGCGAAACCGGACGGTCTTGGTAGCCTGAAGCCTCAGCGCCTGCAATAGCAGCACCAAGAAGCGCCTGTGTCTGAGGTTGGGCAAATCGCTGGCCAAATGTAGTCGCCGCTGGTGCGCCGCCGCCCTGAGGCATTGTAGGCGCACTAGGCTGAGGCATGCCACCTGCGCCACCAGTTGGCAGGCCGACTTGACCGGCACCCGGTGTCAGCTTTGACATAGCTGCGCGGTTGGCGATTGCCTGCATCATAGGTGACAGCTTAGGCGCGGTCGGCATAGCGCTTGGCGGTGTTGGGCGCCGCAAAGCCATAGGCGCTGGCACTGGCCCGCGCGCGCCTTGGACTTGATACGGCCTCTGTATATTAGCCATAGGCGTCGGAGCCGCCTGCTGCTGCTCCCGCAACAACCGTAAAAATGTTTCCGTTCCTACAGACATGCTTAGTCCCCTAACCTATAAAATCCCAAATGCCTTGCCAATTCCAGCCAAACCGCTCAAGCCGCTAAGGAAGTCACCTGTCGGGTTTCTGAACACTGGCCTCGTGCTTTGCCCGCCAACAGTACCACCTTGGACGGTTGCCATATAGTTTGCCAAAGACGTAAGTGGCTGCTGCTGCTCCATATTGAAACGCTCAATGTCAGCCTGAAGTTCAGCCTGTGATTGGCCTTCTCTAGCAGCTCCGACGGCACCCAATTTCGCCAAGTCAGCGTAATCAAGTTCTGCCATACCGGGGGCGGCTGCTGCCGCGCCAAGGCGTCGCTGTATATCTGCCGCACTAAGTTGACCAAGTGCGCCCATACCGCGAAGTTGGCTACCGTACTGAGCCTCTTGGAGTGAGGCGAGGTTTTGTTGAGCCGCAAGCTGATTTGCTCTCTCTGATGCGTAATCACGATAGGCGATATCACTAGCCACACGACCCATAGCGTCGGCTGCGGCTTTCTGGCCGTACCCACTGCCGTAACGGCCAGCGCCACTCTGCATAGCCTGCATACGCTCCTCGACAGGGTCTAGTGCGCGTTCAATCGCACCGCTAAGACCGGGTGAGCCGCCAAGGAAGTCGCCGCGAGCCGTCTGGCGCATCATGCCGATTGACTCACCGAGGTTAACGCCACCGGCTAACCCTTGTGCGTATGGCATTGCTAGGTTTTGCAATCCGCCTGCCATCGCCTGACCTGTTAACGACTGCGCCTCAGACACAAGTGGGGAGCCGCCTAAGGCGCGTTGGCGCGTCGCGGCGAGAGCCATTTCAGATTCAGGGGCAAATCCAACCGTGGTTGGGCCTCTGTAATATTCAGGCTGCTGGCCATACAATTCTTTGGCCTCAGACAATCCGTACTCTAGGAATGGCTGCGCGTATTCTGGCGCAGCAGTGGTCTGGGTAATTGTTCTGGTGTTTCCACCGCCGCCTTTACTCATCTTACAATTCCTTTGTCAAAATCACCGACGTCGCGGTGTAATCTTTTAGTTGCCTCTGCCAGCCCTTTCGGCCATTGATCTCCATCGCGTCGCAGCCCTGAGCCTTAGCCCAAACTGCAATAGACTTCTCAGCCTCGACCAGCTCATCTAAGTCACCGCCTGCAAGCCAAATGCGGCACACGGTTAGGCTGGGGTAGTCAACAACTTCGGTTATAATACACGACTTTTCCAACGGATGTAACTGTGCCTCACCGACCGCGCAGGCTTGGTAAACATCGTCGAGTGAGTGCGTGCCGCCAGAATATTCAAGCGCATCCGCAATGTACTTGCGGTTTTTCTCAAACTTCTCTTTCAGCCTGTCTTCAGCCGATAATAAGGTAGGCGAATGGTGCATCGTGTCCCTGATTGTCGTGGTTAATAATCATAGTGCCGTTAGTGCTTGTGCCGTCAATATACGGATTGTGGTGCCAAGGGTCGTGGTCGACACCAGTAAAAAACACCAAACTAGACGTCGAATAGCGCGGGTCTTGGACAGTGGTCTGCGTGGTGCTTGCCGGAAACGTCACATAGCCAACGCTGTTCAAGCCGCCGTTAATTGTCCGGTTTAGAACTTCGGCAATTTCGCGTGTCGTAGCCGTTACCGGATTTAACGTGCGAAAGTTAGTAGTGCGCTGCTCAATAGTCATCGACGGCCAACCTTTCTAGCCTCAATATCTATGCCGTGAGCAAAAGACCAGTCCCCGCTGATAATCATTTTTACGCGGTGATATCTGTCGGCAGCCCGAAACGGCACAAAGCCATCTGCGTTTGTGTTGCCGCCCGCTTGAAATGTTACCGTGTCTGTTGGGGTTCCCCTGAGGCCAACAGACATCTCGACAGTGCCACCCTCGTGATGTGGGTATATCCTTGTAACAATACTGTGCTGACCCATACTTACAGCCGCCTCACCAGTAGTAATTGTGCCTGTGAGGGGTGAACCTGTGAACGTGTAAATCTTGTCCCCAAATGCACCACCAAACAGATACTGGCCACCCTTATAAAGCGCACTATCCATAGACGCAGGCAGCGTCTCAATAGAAGTTGAGATCGTGTCCAGTCCCTCCAGCGTGTATCCGGCTGTAAATAAAGGCGACAACAGGTCTGCCGCAATCTCTGCAATAGACCACTTCCGCAAGAAATAGTTGTAAATAAGGAGCTTGTCAGGTCGCCCATTTGTTGAGCTTGTGGACACATACGACCAGATTGCCAGTTTGCTCTGTGGGTCAGTTGTGGCCGTCATTAAATGCTTGTAAGAACTGTCGTGATCTAACTGGAAAAAGGAGTCGATTTTTTCTGCGCCAATTGCTGTAGACTGCTGGCCGTCGAACATCATAAAGCCATCGTCGGCAAGGTAAAACACGTTATGCCCGACGTTGCACACAGAGCCTGCAATCTTACAGCCCCTAGCGGTCTCAACCTTATCAAACTGCCAGATCAGAGGCGGGCCTGTGTATGTGGCGCGAACAATGGCTCTCTCCATCAATACCGTCGCATATTCTCCGCCGACCAGTCCGGTGATTGCGCCGCAATCCATCGTGTCCTGAAAATCGCTTTGATCTGACCCAACTGTCCACGAAGTTATGTCGTCAAATCCAGACCACTGGCAACGCCAAGGCACCCTGCCTGAGCCACTGTCTACGTTTGCAGTCCAGACAAACTCACGCACAACCGCAATGAAGTCTGCCTTTGGCGCAGAGGCTGATAGGTCGCTATATATTGCGTCAGTGCCTGTGTGAAACTTTTGTATGCTTTCACCAATACCGCCTGCGGCAATAACATAGTCGCCGTAATTCACAAACCGCCAACGCTCGCCAATGCTGGCATCAAGCGTGTACCCGCCAACTTTGCTGATGTCGGTTAGTGAGCTGTCAGTCGTGTCAAACTCATACAGCTTTGTGCTGTCGCCCGCAAATATTGAGCCACTGCCGTCCGACGCCTTAACAGAGTAAATGCCAAGGATCGTGCCTGTGGCCGCGCCAGAATAAGGCTCAAAGCTGTTCAGGCTGCGATAGCCAGACGATGCAGGCACCACGTTTGTCGCCTCAACAACACCAGCGTTTGAAAAGTCAGGCTGGTCTGGTAGCCATTCGCCAAAGTTAATCATTGCCCTAACCACACTCCAGTTGAACCTGCCTGATCTGACCATATCGCTGCGGCGTCAACCGCGTCAACCCAAGTTGCGGCGGTGTCTGACACGTCAGACCATTCCTCGCCAAGTATCTTACCACTAACTGTTGTCGAGGTGGCAATGCTTGGATTTGCCGCCATAACAAATGTGCCGGTTGGGTACCCAGACGCCGACACAGATGTGCCTGCCTGCCCTGAGGCAATAAACACCATATTGTAATTGCCGGTAGCCGTAACCGCCGCAGTCTCTGATGCGTCTACTTTCCGAAGCCTTGTTAATATTGCGGCATCTGTGATGGCAACGCTTACCGCCGCCGACACTTGTCGTATAAATGTTATGGTGGCGTCAACTGCCGCTGCACCTGTCACGGACGCGGCGAAAGCCAGAATCCTGCTGGCGCTTGCAGAAGATGATGCTGACAAAGATACAGCCGCGACTATTGTGCGTATCTTTGTCAACGATGAATTTGCTGTCGCGGCTACACTGGCACTAGCAGTCGCCAAGGTAAAGTCGAGCGCGTCTAGCTGCTCAAGATTACCAAATTGGTCAAGACTGTCTAGGCTTCCCCAGCTATCTAGTTCCTCTAGCGTAGCCATCAGCTACACCTAAGCCGCAGTTACGTCTAGGTCGCCAATAGCAATTTTCAGGATGTCACCAACGTCAATTGTCTTTGCGGTTGTGAACGATCCGTGAATTAAAAGATTGCCGCCGGATAGCGCGTCAAAAATGCCAAAATGCGAAATTGACCCCCAAGAAGAACCAGTCGCAGGATTGAACTCAATTGCCCCGCTGTTACTTGTTGTGCCTGAGGCCGCCACGCTGAATGTGGCGCTCTCACGCGCATAGTTGCTGCCGGAAAGCTCAGTGCCGCTGTTGTCGTCGTTAAACGATGCAGTCGACAGCCCGACGTAGACAGTGGTCGGCATTGTGTATGCGCCGGTTCCAAGGATGTGGTCGAGAATTTCGTTCTCAAGATAGTCACTCATTGCAGACATAATTTAAGTCCCCGCTGCTTGCGATTGCCGTTGATAAATGCTGCTGATTTGCAGCGAGCCTGTGCCGTAATGGGCGCGTTGATT